AAAGTAGACAAAAAAGAACCCCCAAAGGTTAATTCCCTTGGGGGTTTTTCTTTGCTTAGTCTCCAGCTAAATGTATTACTACTAACACACAAACAAAGGTAACAATTCCTATTAGTAGGGCATCAGCCATTTGGCTTTACTTCTCTGAGGTTATTATTTTCCAGAATATTCAACTCAAATTGTGTACGATTAAGCAGGTAATGTAGGAATGGGAAATTAGGACGATCTGTACTAATGTCCAACTTACCATCAGGATAGATACCTACTACAAGAACACTGGAGAAATTCTTCTTTGTTGCATCCTCAAGAATCTTGACTGTATCTACTGGTACGTCTGCTACTGGTTCTTCTGCTACTTTAGTTTTCTTATTTGTCATTTACAAACTCCTTGTATAGTTCCTCTAGATCAAAGTAACGATTGCTCTGATATGTATCGAATAGGGATAGTTTTTCTTTAAGGCTCATTACTTCCATAGGATTTTCAGGCCATAGTTCTTTTCCTCTTTGGTCTTTCCACATTGCTCGTCTTTCAATATCCAAAGCTAACAAATCACAAATCTTGCATTTCTGTTCGACTTCTTCATTCATACTGAAGTGGTAATACTTGTCATATACCAGCTTATCTACTTTGTGCGTATAATCTGTATACCATTTCTTCATTAGACGTTTTAATGGAGTAGCAACATCCCCGTAGTAAGCTTCAGGCCAATCATGCATAAGACAATGCAGTTGTACATCAGCTTCATGTGGAAATAGTCTCTTACTTAGATTAAGGACAAGAGCACTGTGTTGAGCTACAGTGAGTGGTTCCTTGTCTTTGTGGTGCCCTGTGAAACGGTAGATATAATTAAGGGCAGTGTTAATGTCCTTAATGTCAATATCCTCTTCATTAAGTTCTCCAAGGTCTAAATACCGTCCACTAGACATTCTCTTTGGGGCGATCATCATTACCTACCTTTCTTTCTTCATAGGCAATCAGGAAGGCAATACAACAACCGGCGTGCCACAAGTGGCTTTTACCAGTTTCAGGATCGACCTTCTCACCACCCCACCATGCCCACATGTGCCTCATAAGTGCACCGAAGACACGACTCCAATTCATACCTAATTCCCAGTTACGATCTCCTGTAGTATCAACAGGTCTTGAGATATCGTAAAGCTCGTTCAAGTCCTTCCACATTGTCTCCCAAAAATCCGAGTCCGTTATTACATCTTGAACATAGTATTCCTCTAAATCTCCCTGTTTCGTGGCAATGGTCAATGTGAGGGTACTTTGTCGATCCGCAAATTTTACATCCTTCTCTACATAGGGTGATGTACTGTTCTTCAGATAGCCCAAACCTAGCAAGTCTTCCCAACCATTTTGTTCTTTTGTCTCGTTTACGAGCTTTTGGACAATTTTTCCGACGTTCGGCAAGCCGCTTAACTTTGTCAGGATTTCGTTCTTCCCAATCCCTACGGTTTTGTCGTTGTCTTTCTGCGAATTCAGGATTATTTGCCCTAAGTTGTTTTTCGTAACAAGAACGACACATTCCCCTGCTGTAGTGAATTTTATCCCCTTTACATTTTTCACATCCAACAATCTGTCCCATTCAGTTTCATACTCCCATGTGTATTTTTTTGCGCCGAAAGTCAGGATAGAGCCTACTCCAAAAAGAAGTTCTGGTGGAATAAGCTCCAACCTGATCTTTTCGCTGTCGTCCTTACGTCCTTCAGTCATGTATTGTCTGCTTCCCATTTATCATCAACCATATGAAATTCTACAAACCAACCCTCATGCACAGGGTAGTGAACAAGAACCACTGCTGCCATACTTTCCGGCTCACACACACCATTATCTATTTCATCATTTACCCAATCTGGGGCAAGTCGTACTGCGCTATATACAATCATAGTTCTAGCTCCTTCTGTCGTTGTGAAAATACAATACCTGCTCGAAATGTACCGTTAGGCATAAGATTTACGGAACACTGTTCAATGTGCCATACTTCCATATCTACATCTCGTAGATGCCCTTCAATCCAAGTCGTTGCTTCATACCAATTAAAAAATGTTTCAACAAAAGACATCTTTGCTACACTCCATTGTTCATGTTGTTGAATACCTTTAAGTCCACTGTTCTGCCATTGCATCTGCCACTCCTTGAAATGTTATACTTCTTAATGATTTCCTTCTCTTAGATGGTCCCATCTTCCATATTCGTTGTTCTCTTCCTTCGACAATATTAGTTGGTTCAAGCTTAGGTAGGTTCTTAAGCCAAAGCCCGGTCTTTTTTGTTTCCCCATGACCAAACATCCATGGTTGTACATATTGATCAGGTTTTCTCCACAAACTGCTTAACCTACCTACCGGATTCTCCACACACACCTTATCTGCATACTGTTCAAACATCTTAGCAAAATTAGCCGCTGGAATATAAAGATCGGGACGTTCAGAATAATACCTGTTTCCAGATACTGCCAAATAGTCGCAAGGTGGGTGTGCTATGATTAAATCCCAATCTTGCTTTAGAACCTCTCTTACATCTCCTAATATGTGGTATTCATAGTTTCCATTCATGTCAGGTAAGAGGTCACAACTATACGCATTATGACCCCTCTTCCTGAACGCCTCTCTTACTACTCCACTAAATTCACAGGCAACTAGTACCTTCATTACGTTCCGCAATATCCTCCACCAGTTATGTCACAGACATCATTATAGACCATATGCTCTTCGTATTCTGTACCAAGGGCCTTGATAGCCTCTTCATAGGGCACAGAGGTTAGTGGTTGTCCTCCACGGCTTCCATCTGGATAACAAGTGAATCCTCGCAACCTAGATGCGTAAGAGGCAAGGACTGACGAAAACTCGTCTGCAGAAAAACTTTGGTCTGCTCTTGGTGGAAGGTTGATAGTGGAAGAGATTGCCATGTCAACGTAATCCTGAACGTCTGCTTGGAATTTGATTCGTCGTTCGTAGTCTGATGCAAGGTCAATAGCACTCTCCACTTTGCTAGGATCACAACCAGTCTCTTCAATCAAGTTACGGGCTGCAGTATCAATTTCGTACTGATAATGCCAACGCTTATTCTTCAAGTACCTGCGCTTATAGGCTACTGCATAGACAGGCTCAATACCTGTAGTAGTTCCTGCAACCATACCAATAGTCCCTGTGGGAGCAATTGCACGATTAGCAACTGGTACAGAAACACCCATAGTATTAGCCCAACGCTTAGAAGTATCATCACTGACACCACGATAGACAGCCAACCATTGGTGTAATTCAGGAGTGACTTCATATCGTTCCCCCCTCTTGATTAGCCATTCGTGAATGCCCATAAGTCCAAGGCCAAGGCGTCTATTCTTCTCTCTAGTTCGTGCCACCTTTTCATATGGGAGATCGGCAACAATGGTTCCAGCAAGTAGAAAAATGGTCGCAAGCTGAACCACATTAGAAAAATCATCAATGCTGTCAATACGAGACATGTTAACAGAACCAAGGTTACAGACATCACTATCATCCGCAGAGGCAACTTCAGTACATGCATTCCGAAGAGTTTCATTCTCCTTGTCAAAGAAATTGAATGAAAACCCGGGTTCTCCAGTTGCCAGAGCTTGTGCAACATTTTTCTTAAAGACATCACCTACATCTCCTGTCTTATAGTAGTTCAACAGCCAATCGGTATCGTAATTGACACTGATGTTCGTCATATCCAACGGAGCAGGGAAGCTCCAATCGAGATTCTTTACATCCCAATAGGTTTTGTCTGTACCTGCAATTGGCATTTTGTGCCAGTCTTTAACGGTGAGAAAAGAATGAATGTCTCCGTGTTGCCAATTAAGGCTGGCATAGATAGCACTACGTCTACTACCTCCTTGCATAACCCTACGTCCAATTTCGTTGACCATGAGCATCTTTGGTATAGGTCCTGAAGCTGTCCCACCAGTGCGGGATATAGTTGCTCCGCTAGGTCTATAGACACTGTAATCAATTCCAATGCCTCCCCCGGTGATAAGACAAGATTCCGATTTCCAAGAGAGATCAGCCCAATCTTCTCTAGTGTCTTCTTCGGCACGTAGAAGGTAGCAATTGTTGTAAAACTTGACTTTGCGTCCTGCATAGTACAAATACCTCCCTCCGGGGATAAACTTCATGTCACGGATAATTTCGTAAATACCATCTTTGATATCTTTTGGCAGATCGGCTCCTTCAGGTCCGCATACCTGATTGACCAATGTACGAGACAAATCTTCCCAAGTCTCACAACCGTCATGGCTGTACTTGGTCTTGAAAATCTCGTAGTTAAGGGGTGTTCTAAATACTTTTTCCATCAAATCTCCTAGTACTCGTCTCTAATATCCACTATATAATACTCTTCCCCATCTAGGGCAAACTTCTCTAGCTGCTTTACAAACTGCTTGGCTACAGCTTCCTTTTCAAACTCTTTGACTGTAGTGTGATCACCAAATTTATTATGTTCAATTACATGAAAATACTTCATTCTTTCCCTTTCTTTGTCTTACGTCTTTCAGCAGAAGCCACCAGTCTCCGAATAGTTCTTTGGGACTTATAGACATCTGTAAATCCCTCACTACTTGGGGGTCTAGTCGGACCTACTGGGTAGAAAAGGGAAAAGTTTGCATCATCTGTTACCCTCCAAAAACCCTTTTCTGACTCCTTTGTCACAGGAGTTTTTAGTACATCAAGAATACTCATTCTGTTAATGCCTTCCATCTAGCGTAGTATTTATTTACGTCTTCAGTACTAGAAATGTTCGGATTCTCTAAAATACCCCAATCAGTACCCTTGTCAAGTATGTGAAAATAACCCTCATTTTTGTCATAGTACCAACTAAATTCTGTTTTTAGTTGAGCATCTACTGCTTTCTCTAAGGCTTTTTCTGCTTCTTTAAACGAAGTAAACGTTTCTTTGTACCATTCATATTGATCTGTATCCCAAATATATCCATTGTGGGCGGGATAATATTCGACAGAACCATTACCTGAATCGTAAATACATTCTATGGTATAGTACATATCCTTGCTTTTATAATGGTCAAAAAGGGTTAGGTCATTAAGTATCTTAATTTTTTGTCTTAGTCGTTCTGAAAACATAGTGCCTTCCATGATACTGGGAACAATGGTTCAATAATCTTACCCCACTGTTCAGCTAGTTCTTGTATTTCTTTTTGTGCATGGGGATCAATCCTAAGCTTGTATGCCCTAGCCCATGCAGCAAGAGAACCCGTAACGTAATACTCGGTATACATACTTTGAGGAAGAATCATACGAGCTTGTTCTGGTGCTACTCCTGACTCAACTGCCATTTTGTACCAATCCGAACAGTACCTCACAAGGTCTTCATAGTAAAGAAAATCATATTCCCAATCTCCAAAATGGCCTTCATGCCCATCTGTCTCCACAAAGAGATCGCTATTTTTTAGCTTCTTATTCCCACTACCTTGTTTTACGCTCCCTTCTGGACGACTACGCCATGCTTCTGGAACATAAAACTCCGGCTCGTCATCGACATACCTACGACTGACTTCATTGTAAGTAAAGCCTACCATATGTTTGAAACGCTGACGGGCAACAAAGATTGGAACCTTCTCCCTCATTGTAATCATTGGGTGACTGAATGGTGTCCAGTGGTTATGTTTAGCAAGATAGTTAATTAGCCTTTCATCCTGCCCTACAAATTCCTTACTTTCTTTCTTGAAGGAGACACGGGCAGCGTTAACCACCCGCAAGTCATCTCCCATGTGATCGACGTATTCAGCCTTCATAAACGACATCTTTGTTAATGTTGACAATCTGGACACTATCCAAAGCCACAAGAGATGAGTTCTTGTCAGCATCAGTAATGGCCAGAAACTTATCGTCATAGTTAAAATCAATCACTTCATCAAATACCAAAAGTGTCTTATCGTACAAAAGTACTTCAATCTGAAACATGTATATTCTCCTTACCACTTTACTTTATCTGCCCAATAGGCGGCACTCAACTTACCCTTTTTAATATTCTTACCGTGTCGTGCCTTGAATGATGCTCTCTTCTTTTTCATCTTATCGCTTTCCCCGGCCTTGGGCTTACCGGCTGTACTGGCCCCTTGTTCCCCGAAACGAATTGTCTTGACAGTATCTCCTTCTTTAGCCACGACAACGTGTGACTTCTTTGGGTGCGATGGAGTACGCTTAGGTTTATTATATCCTGATACTCCTGCTTTAGCAAGTCTGCCATCTCCTTGTTTCTTTTTTGTCATTAGTCTTGGCTCCCATCACGTTTTGGTTGCTTCTTCCTGTTAGTTGTCTTGGACACTACACGTACCTTGTTGCCCAACTTGCCTTTACGATTGGCACCAACATGATCAATTTCCTTGTTGTCCCCTTTCTTTACAGTGCCACGACGAAGGGCTGCCCGACGAACCTTATTACGTTGTGCTCGACGTTTCTTTTGTTCTTCAGTACCACCGTACTCCTTATATTCTTTCTTGTAATCTCTCACAGGTTGTATTCCTTTCCTTTTGGTTGTGGTGCTTCCTTGTCAGGCATTTTCAGTTGTGGAATTGGATGAAGCCTAAGTGGTTTATCCTTTTCGTAAGACCTTTCAAAGGGAAGCTCCAAGATCATTTGTTGTTTGTTCCTTTGTGCCTCTTGTAGCTCTTCTGCAAGCTTCTGTACTTCCTTACTCCAATTGTATTTGTACAGCCTTGGTTCCGTATTGTTGCCCCACAAGAGAAGAACTAGAAGGGCTTTGTTAGGTATTGTATAGTGCCCCAATACTGCAGCTTCTTTAGGATTTTCGAAGAACTCATACTTGACATCCTTAGCCCTTGACATTGCATCATAGTAGATGATTGGACCACTGAAGGCAACACTAATGAACAACAGAGTAAGGATAGTTTTCTTGATTGTCCCACTAATACCTAACAACCCATAAATAAGGATTGACAAGAGGACAACATATCCGGCTATGTATAGCATATCATTCTCCTGCTGCTCTAATGTTTTCTTGTATTGTGTTGAAAGAATCGGCAATGTACTTACGATCATACAGAATAAACCGCGCTACTGTCAACTCCTGTCCGTAGAACTCCAATTCAGCATTTACTGCAAATAGTTGTACAGTCTTGGACTTGTCAGTCTCCTTTAGAGAAACAATCAACCGAATTGGTATAGGGCCTTTATACCCTTTGTTATTGAACAAGTGGGCATTGACGATATACTCCCCGTCCGGTACTCCACGACTATAGATAATCTCTTCGTTCTTGTTACTCAAGTCATTGATACTACCAAGATCGTCTCGGAGTAGATTGAAGAGAGGGCCACCTTTGTTAGAGTACCCTACAGCAATCATGTCTGCTTCACCGCGAACCCACAAATCAATATCAGCATCAATAGTATCTGGCCATGCCAATTCGACAATAATATTTCCTTGGGCTTTAGGGTCGGCATCATTCAACTTCTGTGGTGGATTAATTATAAGAAGCATCAGGGCTGCCAGTACAAGAAATGCAAAGGCTAGGGCAAATCCCACATCTGCAAGACTCTTTTCATATCCCATGTCCTTCATTATGGTTTCCTTCCGAACTCACTCCACAGAATCAAGTTACCACCAAGTGCGATGTGAAAGAACAGGGCTGTAATTGTAGTCCAGATTGCTGCGCCAATGCCAGTAAGGATACCGCTGATGACAGGAGCAACCATGCTAGGTTCCAGACTGTTGCTGTTAATACCGCTGAAGGCAATAAAGATGCCGTAGATAGTACCAATCAAGCCTAGCCCAAGCATAGTATTCATACACCAGATTGTAAAGTTATTTTTCTTGGTCATAAAGACTGAAGCCAACCCTACTGCAAAGACAACTGCAATAGCTTCTAGAATATGCAGAATATTGTTGCTATATGCTGTTGCAAGAATACCAATCGTATACAGATAGTACAGGATTGACACTAGTGTGATGTTAAAGACAATGTTGTAAGCCATTAGAAAACTGTCCTCACTAAATTAATTACTAGTGTGCCAACAAAGACACCAACAAGAGAATACAGAATAACATCTTCGATATCTGACTGAGGTTGTTCTTGTGCACCATATCCATCCTTGTCAAGGCTTTCTGGTTCGTCATCAAATTTCATCATCTTCATCCTCTTCATAGACTTTCTTAAACCACTCTTTTGTGGACAAGCGTTCATAACGTTTACGTTCGCTTTCTACTCGTTTTAGTCGTAGGGACTTATCTTTATGTAGGGCTTCGGCATGTCTATTACGAAACTTCATAGCCCTTTTCCCTCTTGTCTCTTCGTCACTCATCGTAGAACCATCCGACCAAAAAACCTATGATTACCATACCTACGCTAATGACAATAATCAAAGTCAATAGATGAGACATTGGGGCGATAATACCAAAGCTCTCAATAAAAACCAGAGTTTTACTCAAAACAAATACAAGTGCAAAAGCGGCGGCAACCAGAATACATGTCCACAAAAGGGCCAGTCCCGCCCCAATCAAACCTCTTTTAAGTCTATCCATTACTCTAATCCTGCCATTTGTTCCAAGACTTCTTCATCAATTAGTCCACTTTCAAAACACAGTTTAAACGCTGTTATTGCATCTACATCAAACCTTTCAAGAATCTCTTCTAGTGGTTCATTCTCTAGCATTGTATAGAACCAATCTTCAATCTCCTTCTTCATTATCCATATTCCTTCTTCAAACTATCAATAGAAATCCATTGTGGATCATAATTGCCTTCTTCTACATTACGCTTGAGGATAACTCCCCTCCACCACAGACGATTTATTTCTCCAGCCCAATCGCTATCGTAGTCTTGATAGACACCTGCAACTAGACCATTCAACCTTTTACCGTATGGGTTAGTTCGTTGACAATAGTCCGTTACGTGTAGGTGCCCACAAGTACATGATGTAAACTGTTTAGTCAACAGGGCATGTGCTGGATGTTCACCACTTAGTGATCTTCCCATAACTCCACTAATAAAGTAGTGGGCATAGCTAATACCATCTACTTCAAATACTCCCGGTGTATTTCCTTCGTACTCGACAATAGTGTCATAGTTACGACGAAGGCCAAAATCATCAAATGAAATTACACCTTCCAATTCAGGCTGCATGTTAATTGCTCGTTTAAGCCTGAACTCATGATTACCTTCATAAAATACCCTGTAGGGCATCCTCTTCTTTTGTGCTCGGACAGGTTCCCAAATACGATTATCGAAGTCCAGACCTGCTTCCAAATCCCTCTTGAAGGTGCGCCCTTGGAAGGATTTCTTTCCCTTTTCCTGATCGGCCATGGAAGGCATATCGAACATATCACCAAGATTGACCACTACATCTGGCTTTATGTCTCTGATGAGCTTTCCTAGCCAATCTGCCCTGTCGTTGTTGTGATCGGGATGGGCATGAGGATCAGGGATTACAAGATGGGTTTTACCGGACATATCATACTCCCATAATCCTCAGTTTGGCTGTCTCCAGCATGTAAACAAAGTTCTGAATTAGATCATTGTTATTCTCGATGTAGAGCCTACCATCAAGCGTTCGACCTACGATAATAACATTAGTTAGTGTTTCTGACTTTGCTCGTGCAAGGGCTTCTCTGCAATCCTCGATACGTTCCAGTTCTGCAGAAACCTTCTTGTAGTCAAGAGTTTCTTTTGTTGCTATGGATACAACATTGGACTCTTCTTCTTTCTCTTCCTGAACTATGTTATCGTCTTCTTTTTCTTTATCCATTAACTATTCCTTTTCTGTGAACCATTCTTCAGGTACTCTACCAATGGCACATGGGAATCCATGTTTTGCAGCCCAATCACTAGGACGCATCTTACCACCTTTACGAAATGGTCTGTCAGTCATAAATACAATTCTAATATCTTTATCGGGATGTCCTTTCTTAACAGCTTCCATCTTTTCTCTGGCTTGCTGGTCAAAGGCTCTACCTAATCCCTTAGCTTCTATATATATTATACCATGTTTAGATTCAATTGTAAAGTCTGGAATGTAATTTTTTACAATTGTGTATTCTAGTTGTGTATCTTCATACCCTACAGTATGCCCCTTTGGGGGGATTTTGTTCATGAGGTCCTTGTATACGTCAAATTCAAACTGACTACGTACAGACTTCCTCCCGATCTTTGGCATCTTCCTTGGTTTTGGCATTATACCTCCGGTACATCTGGTGTCTTTGCAACATGGGTAAGATAGACAGGACCTTTGTAGTATAGGAATGTACGAAGGTCAGGGTAACAGGCTTTCTTCATATTGCAGTAAGAGCACTGCATACCCAACTTCATGTTTCCTGACTTACCATCTGGTTCAGGTTCAAAGGCACGATCTGGCATAGGTCCTTCAACCATCCTGACTTTACCACGAGTAATTTCCTTTACGTCAAAAGGAACCTTCTGGTGAATGTCCAGACAGATATGTCCAAGTGTCTTATCAAGGACAAGGAAGGCACAACGATTCTTATCCGTTACAATAGGATCATCTTGGCTACCCTCCAGATAGGTTTGAATTTGACCGATATACCCGAATGGATCATCTTCTGTCAACTTACCTTCTTGGAACTTCTTGAAGGAGTAGGTACTGGCAGACTTTACATCTACCAGAACTCCATCAATTACGGCATCCCTACTACCCTCTACGCCCTCTACAGTGATCTTGTCTTGGCAACCCTCTACCTTATGTCCTGCCACTTCAGCAAGGAAAAGTAGAAGCTCTTCAATCATATCTCCATAGAGGAACTTCATACGAGTTTCAGGACGTAGCCCTTCTGCCTTGTCTGCCTCATGAATACTAAGCCATACTTGTCGCTCACAGGGCTTACCGATGTTGGAAATCCTAAGACGTGGCTTATGATCACTGGGGGCAGCAATACGATACTTCATGAGGTTAGTCATACGTGCGGCAAATCGTCCGTACAATTCCTCAGAAATATCTAGGACACTTTCACTATCCAGTACGTTATGGATGTCATCTACTAGCGTTTCAATTGTTTTCATTTTATCACCAAGGCTTCTTTGTTGCAGGACTTACTGCAGTCTTTGTAGCCCCCTCTACTTTTTCACTTTCTGCACCCTTGTACTCGACAAGTTCCAGAAGCTTTGCCTTCTCAAGCCTGTGACCTACAGGACCAGTACCCTTGAGGGTCTGATAGACAGCAACGTCCAGTTCCATAACAGAGCCATTACCAATGTAGACACCTTCAGGAAGGTCCAAATGACCACCATCGACATTCATCAGTTGGGGACGCTCAAAGTCAACCATCTTACCGCTGATGTTTTTCTGTGTTGGCCTACGGAACTTGTAACCATCTTCTCCTTCAAAGAAAGGCTTTTTGACTGGCTTAAGACCAATACCATGTTCCTTCATCAACGTCTTACTTGCTTCATCTGGGTACATTTCAATAGACCAGAATGTTCCCCAAGGTGTATCATCTGCATTAAACAGCGACTTAGCCCATGCAATCTTACCACGAATCTTAATATATTTTGTAGCCATGTTTTATTTCTCCTTATGTATATAGTTCTTCATATTGTTTATCTATTTGGGACTTAATAGGAAGGACCTCAAACTCCCAACATCTCTTTTCTAGTACATAGTACTTATGCTGCATTACTTCTTTAGTTTGTATTGGCATGACGGGAATATGAGTTTTTGCCCACTCTTCTTTGGGAAATCCGTTGCGCTTATCGTACCAATACTTGTGTACAACATCTATATCCACTACACGAAAAGTATCTCCGGCTTGAAAGACGCTAACTGAAGGATCACTTGTGTATTTAGATAAGACAAGCACAGCACCTTCTGGGTAATCAGGCATATAGGTCCTCGTATTCCTTGTCAATTTTGTGTGCGACTTCTACTTTCTCTAGGAATCTGCTTCTTTTGGGGTAACAACTACTAATAGGTATGTGTTTAGGACTATCAAAAAAGTCAACCATAATGTCATAAAGACCACTAAAAGAAACAACTACTCCTATTTTATCGTTTCGGTAGTGATAATTTACCCCACCTCGATACCAGCTATAGGGTACTGGTTTTTGTCGTACCAAGTCTCCAACTTTGAACCTAGTGTATTTCGCCATAATTATCTCCAAATTGTATTCCAATCCCTAGCTCCCTATTGAGCTTAAGGTATTCATTTGTATCATCAATTGCTTTAGTCAAAAGTTCTCTCATTTCTTCCCTATGTCCTTTCCGTATCATCCATACACCTTCGTCATGAAATTGTGCAGTAAGTTGATCACGGGCATCTAGGACAAAACCTATCCATACATCAAAACAATAACTCCCTGTTCCTTGGTTTAGTGTACTGAAAATATCTTTGTCTGATCGAAGACTATAGTAAAAACCATTGACTGGATTACGAAGCCAACGACGGCCTACAGCCTCTACAATTTCAGCATTGTTAACAACTTCCTTGATTGCCCAATTACGCTTCCAGTAGGCTTCCCAGAGGTTTGTAGCCTCCTTTATAGTGATACCTGCTGTCTTGGCAATCTTGGGTGGATAGGCTCCGTATGTACACGAGTAGTTCGTAACCTTGGCTCCACGCCTTTTGGCAACTAGTTCAGGTGTTGGATTGGTCTTATATTGCTCTATCTCCTCTTTCGTTACCATACCACCCAAGGAAGCAATATCCAAGTGTGGATCAAACCCATCTTTGTTCTGTTCCTCTACGTACTCTGGATCGTAGGGATATATGTAATGTTGCTTGGTTCTATCTTCCAGAGAAGACATATCAGCACCACACAATTCAAATCCTTCAGGTGCAATTAGACAAGGACGAATAAACTCACCATATGGTGCATTGACTCCCGGAAGATTTACAAGCTCTGAATGTTTAAGCCGTAGTGTGTTAGTAAATCCACTAGCCCTTGCAGTCAAATAGCCATCTACTTGGTTCTTGAGAAATCCTTCTAGGATAGACAGCCTATGGTTGACAGTGAACAGTCCTTCAAGTTCCTCAAGGGCAGGCTCTATATCTATCAGTGAAGCAACAGAATCAGTAAGCTCTGGTCCTCCAATAACTGTAATTTGTGGTACGTCCTCTTTCTTCTTGTTTGCCTTGTACGTACACGGTTTCCAACCTAAGCTGTATAACCAATTCTTTACTTGATCATGACTATTGGGATTTGCAACTTCATAGCCTATGATTTCCTTGATTGATCCATCTTCTTCTCGTTCATACTCCTGTAGTAGCTTTGTCCATCGTTCTCCTGCTGCAGATAGGGTCTTGTCTTTTTTGTACATAATCTTTGGTTCAACCCTTTTAGCATATACAGGAACCTTTGGCATAGCTTTTTCTAGGACTATACATTTATTATACGCTATTTCTGAGAGGATGTCAATACCTGATTTGCATTTTTCTACATCTAGCTTCCATTTACTCTTAGATGCAAGATGCAGGCACTTGGCTTTAAAGTTCAAGTAGTGTATAAATGCCTTTACATTCTCGCTCTTACGGTATATAGCCAGAAGCTCTCGTTTGAACAGGTCCCACAGCTTCTTGTTGATCTTGACATCTTCAGTGCAGCGATGGATATAAGTATCAAGCGATAGTCCTAGCCAATCACTAATCTCTGGTTTCTTTATTCCCAGTCTTTCACCCCATACTTCTAATCCATGTCGTCTTTCTTCTGGACGTAAGTACCAACTGATGGGTAGGGTATCAATTTTGTTTATATGCTCAAGGCTAATATCAAGGATTCGTTCCAGTGTTGGAATGTCAAAGCCAATGATGTGATGGCCAATGAAGACACAATCCTTTCTGGAAAATAGTGCTCGCATTTCGTTGTAGTCCGTAAGGACGTTGATCTTACCTTGTTCTTCATAAACAAGACAGTAAATCTTTGTAGGCTCTAGGCCATCTCCTTCAAGGTCGAATACAATTTCATTCATACAAATCCTCATACTCCTTGTCTATCTTGGGGGTAATAGGCACTCTTTCAAATCTCCAAGCAAATCCAGCAAACCCATCTGCCATTTCAATAACATCTTGATCATAGGCATCGTTTGCATCATCGTACTCTTCTTCCCCCGTAGACTTATACCAATGCGTAGTTCCATCAATCTCAACAACAAAAATGGTGTCCATATATTCAGAGAAACAGTGATTTAGGGGTACACGTCTAAGTCGTACCAAATCTCCACGATTAAATTCAATAGCAGTCATGTGTATAAACTTTCATATTTCTCATCTATCTTTTGTTTAGGTAATTCTGCAACCTCTACATCACGGATTGTTAGAACCCATATATCGTGGGGTGTGTTAGCTAGTTTGAATGCAACTCCACAAATATAGAATCTGATTCTACTTGGTCGCCCCACATAAGTGATTATGTCTATATCCCCCTTTTGATAGGGATAAAAGTCTCTTTTAAATCGAACTGGCATTCCTACGCAAGGTATAAAGAATGTAGAACTAACAAGAGTCATGTGTATAGGCTTTCGTACTCTGGGTCAATTTTTTGCTTAGGTGGTTCGAGTATTTCAAAGTCACTGTGATATGCTATCCAAGAATCTCTGGGATCATCGGATAGGAAAAATATCGTCTCGTTCTTGTCAAGTATGCGCTTAATCATCACCACACTTCCTTTATCGTATTCGGCGTAACTATTTTTAAACCTAAGCCACATTCCTACTTCTGGTGTAAAGACATTAATAGACAAATTCGGCATCCTTTTCTACGTCTTTCAATTGCATTACTTCCTTGTCAAAGATGGCATAACCGGCAGGACCAGTGTTACCACCAGCACGAGCTTTCTCGATAGAAAAGAATGTAGTCCTACGAGTATGCTCATTGGCATGTTCCTTGTCACGCTTTAGATTAATAATCGTATTGGCAACGTTTGCAATATTACGACTGCCACGGGTCTTACCATCATCATTGGTGTGGCTAATCATACACAGACAAAAACGAAGTTCCTTAGCCAACAGTTTCAATCGCTGACTGACACGATCAAGTTTCTTACGTTCGTCTTCTCCCTCAAGACCTGTACCAATCCAAGTGATGTGATCAAGAAAGATAAAGTTACAACCACAGGCACTAACAAGAAAACGGATAGTGTCAATCAATTTGTTCTCATCTTCCATGTCAAAGGACTCATAGATAAATATCTTGTTGTCTTGTTCCTTGACTGCACTCTTGTAGGCTTTCATTACATCATCGACAGAGGTCTTGTGTTGTGGATGTACGTGTGGATAGTTATCTTCATAGGTAGCAATGGCCCTTACAGTAGTACCTTCGTCTTCTTCAAGGTGAATGAGGCCCAGACGACAATTCTCTTCTGTCTTTAGTAGATGGTGCTCAATGGCCCTGAAAATCTCTGTCTTGCCGATTCCCGGTTCTCCCTTGAATACCACTACCTCTCCCTTGTGAAGGCCGTACAGCATCTCCTGAAGCCCAGTAAAGGGGTATGTACCAATTTGGTCTTCATCACTTTCCTCAAGGGACTTGGCAATGTCGTCAAAGGCACTGATTACGTTATCGGGAGTAAACCTCTTGACTTGTTTGAACAGACGAACAAAGTCTACATAGTCCCCGTTGATAAGATAGTCATTTGGGTCCTTGTACTTTGTCATGTCCATCTTGAAAGTCTTGTTGAAATCGAACAGGGAAGCAATTTCTGTAGTTGCCTTCTGTCCGGGTTCGTCGCTATCAAGGGCAAAGATAATCTTGTCAAATTGGTTAATCTTGTGCCAATCCTTTGTGCAGTCACGACGAGCAGAACTACTGGATTGTACACTTACGACAGCACACATTGGGTCTAGCATCTGACTGGCAGCAAGGGCATCAAACTCCCCCTCGACAATCATAATGGTTCCATAGGCATTGGGGTCAAATTTATCAATACCGAAACAACCGGCATCACGGATAGGACCACTTGTATGAAATGACTTCTTCTCCATGTTGCGAATCTTGACGGCACCATTAGGGTATGGGAAACCTACCTCGTAATCAAAGCCGTCAGGACGATCTCTTGTCTTGACTACACGAGTAGAGACACCAAACCTTTTGAATGTATCGACAGTAATACCACGATGGGGCTTAAATTCGAAAAATTCTTCTACAATATCTTCTTTTTTTAGCATATTTTTCTCTTCTTTGTTTTCTAATTCATACGGACTATACTTTTTACCACACGAGAAGCACTGCCCACCGCCCCATTCATTCAAGGAAAAGGCATCGCTTGACTTACCACAAGGACAAGGAATGTGTGAGGTGTACTTACGTGTAGAGTTCTTCATATTTTCTATCTATTTGTACTTTTTGCGGTCCTATTTTAATTAATCCGGGATCATCAATGCAATAAAATCTTCCGGTATCCCCCACTAATGTATTTTCGCAATTATGTAGTTCCCGGTGTTCTACATTAAAATCGACAAAAAGACTACCATCATCTATTTTAAATACTGTACCTACATAACCACCCAGTTGGGAACTCCAAGCAGTTTGTTGTGTTTCTGGTTTATTAGGAGTCTGGATAACTTTATCACCGACCGCAAAGTGCCTCATTTTCACTTCCCTTCTGTATGTTCAAAAGTATTTGTTCTGACCCAAGGACTATTGCGAATATAGATATTATACTGTTCTTGTGCATCTTTGTCCATCACATAACCTCTTTAATCCTGTTGATAAATTCTTCTTCAACTTCTGTATCACTCATCATACTATTGTGATTGTGTAGGAACAAATTAACCTTTACTCCTTTTTTAAAGTCAATATTTCTTGAGTCATTTGACTTAAAGTAGTACACCTTTGTTTCCTTAACGAAAGGACTTTTTCCAAGAAATTGATTGAGTAGTGCACTGAACGACCGGAAATAATCAAATGCAAATACTGCACGGATTGGAATACCATGAGCAGCGAGTATGTTATAAAAGCGAATGGCAGCATTAGTAGTACTACCAGCACCGCAAATGATGACAGGACCGTTAAAAGAACCTTCGTCATAAGCTTCAATAGTCGCTTTCGATACCGCTTCGACTTCACATGACTCATAGGTTCCACCACGTAGTTTTGTTTTCTTAAAGACTTGTCTGGCAAAATAGTCACCATATACTGTATCAGAGAAAAAGAACATGTACATATTTATTCATCCGCACTATCTTCGTCTTTAACAATCACTTCAGGGATTTCATCATCGTCATAGATATAGGCAATGACTTCTTCCTCTTCAAACATTGATTCTTGTATTTCATTATAGCATTGATCGCAATAAAAGTCAAGGGTAATCGGATCACGAATGAAACCATTTATCGGTCGATGTAGACCAAGGCTTGACATTTTATTATCAGCTTCTGTTGAGTCACAACTTACACATCTATGCAATTAATTTCTCCTTATGTATATAGTTTTTCGTATTGTTTGTCAATTTTTTGTACAAGACTGACCTTTTCAAACCGATAAGCCAGCCCCTCCCATTCTTCCCAACCCCGGCCTATTATTAAAAAAGTAAACCCAAATGCTTTTTGTACCTTACTGATTGGGAAAGTACGGTCCATGTATTGTGCAAAATATTCGTTAGTTTTATTGTCTTCATTGTCTTTTAGTTTAATTATATCTCCAACTTTAAATTCAGTCATGTATACAAATCCTCATATTTCTTATCCACTTGATGGACTAGTCTTTCTATTACCCAATGTTTTCGGACACGTATGCTATTATAGTCAATGGCGTTTATCCTAAAGCCAGTATAATCAGGACGGCCTATACAAGACTTAAGGTAGATATAGTTCTTTCCTTCATCCCACAATGCGTTATACCAACGTTCAGGACCTGCATCCTTTGCTTTAAAAATTACGGGAGTCATCATGCCCACCTATATTCATTATACTCATTTTTATTGCACTTGTCAAGTTCATTGAAGGACCAGCAGTTATTATTACCGACATAGACCATGCATTCTTGTCCACATTCTGTCGTCATAGTCTCTCGATTGTACATGTATCCTTCACTTTCCAATTGATCTAGACGAGTGAGTGTAGCCCCATCGACTTCCCACAACTCCCCAATGATCTTACTACCCTCTTCGTAATAGGAGACGGGGAAGGATGGATAATTACGATACAGACATAGACCCTCAAGCTTGGCCTCTTCACTGACCAGACGAGAGGTTCTTAGCAGTCCATTATTCCAATGACCGGACTTCAGTGTCCCATAGACAAAGACTTTATTCATGTATACAAATCCTCATATTCTTTATCGACATGTTGTTTAGTTGGCTTTCTGGAGAGTAGGGAAATACCGGAATTTAAAAAGTCATATATCTTATCTACTCCTACTTCAAACCCTACCTCTATACCGGGTGTTTTGGAAAGAACCCTACCGGGAAGGATAGGATTATTGTACTTTCCAAAAGCAGGATGAGCAGCACAAAGTTCCTCTTTCGTTATTATTTCCACAACAGCCTCACATTTTTCAAGACCCCTGCTAAAAGGAAATTTGACAGTATCCCCTACCAAATACACTGTACCATTTCTGTCCTTGTACATCAGGTATATAGCTCCTCATACTTCTTGTCTATTTGGACTTTATTCTTTAGCACGTCTAAATCATCTCGGAAAAACCACCAACCGCCGACGACACCATGTGGGTTCTGGCCATCTAAACTATGCCCTCTGTTACGCATACTTGTGCGACAGAAGTTGTCTTCAAAATAAACTCCGGTGTAACAACTCTTATGAGCCACAACTATCCCAACTCTTCCATCCCAAAAGGCTATGCAATTACCGGAATTGACACTATTCCTTGAGTTTTTTTGCATGACCCTAGTACCGATAGGTATTTTATTCATGTGTACAATTCCTCATATTGTTTGTCAATCTGTATTGTAGCTGGTTTCAAGAGGCTTTCCAATTTAGGGACAAAATCATACTGTTTTAAGAGGTGACAGACACTTATCAAGGCACGTATAAATTCTTCATCTATATTTCTATTTTGATTGGCATAATGAAACCAGAAATTGTGTCCCTGATTTGTGCTCATCCAGCTAAAAGCTCCGTAAAGTTGCTGACTTTGATCCTCTGTAAGAAGGTTATAAAAACTGTCTTTATGCAAACTATTGACAAGATTTACAAGAGACATTACACTACCACTCTTTCTCCAAACTCCAAGACAAATGGGGACTTACCAAAATCATATGGGCAAACATATTTGCCAGTAGAAATACGCTTGGGTGCATCCTTGTAATAATTGTACAGGCAGAAGACATTACTGTAGTTGTTGTCATAGCGATAGGTGTCTACAACATTGTGTCCAGTTGCTCGTGTAAAGAAGTCAGAAGAACTACGAGAGAATGCAGCCCATACATCATCGATAGACCTGAAGGACAGAGCATAGTTGATTACACTATCAATAAGGTTAAGCCAACGATTAATTTCAGTGACATCTTTCGTACCCCTCATTTGACGAAACTCGATTGATCCAAGACGACCAATAGATGCAACGTTAAGGGCAGAATACTTGTACGTATTAAATGCACGTTCAGAGGCTACATAACTCCAATCCTGATCGACAACCTTCTTAAGGATATTCATGACATCTTCGGCATCGTACATACGGAGACAGAACAAATTACTTTGACGAGACTGTCCTGCAAATTCACTGATGTATGGTTCGACAATGTAGTATGTCAACAGCACTTGCAGCAATTGCTCATGGGTCCAGTTACAGACATTGACGTGAACGTGAGTGCTAGTACGTGTGCTGTCTATATAACGCTCGAAGAATGGCTCCTTCAGCAGAGTATCGACCTGCTCCATCAGTACCTGTTTGCTTTCAGGCTTACGGCTAATGAACTCGTAGCCGTATCCGCGAAGAGAGTTATCCGTCGTGGTTAGAAACCCATCGACGTAGTGTTCTCCAAGTGACCTTGAAAACTCCGCCTCAATCTCAATTGCATATTGGCCAGAAAGTCTACCGATACGGCTATTGTACTTCTTGAGAACTGAACCAAGTGTATTAGTCATACATCATACTCCTCTGCGTATTCTGAAAGATTTTGCATCTGTTGGTAGTTATGCGGAAGGTTGACGCCAAACTTCACAAGATTGTTGTAATGAAAGTACATCTCACTCTCACTGTTATAGGTAATCCTACCGTCACGAATAGATGCAATACGATCATCCTGATAGTAGATACCATCTCTGCTAAGTCCATACTTCATGGAGATACCTTGAACATTGGCACTACCGAGACCGTGGTGAATGGTTGCATACCTACCGACACGTATTTCTTCAAGACGTTCTAGGTTGGACTTGTAGCTTGGTGTAAGGACATGCTTGTTCAAGTTCTCATTCGTAATACCAACCTTGTATCGACGGGAAGGAACACGAGCAACAAAGTCATAGCCACTGCCCTTGCTCTTCTTCATGTAGCCAAGCTTAGGAGTATACAACTCAATGTGTGGGCTATACGTAAATGACATAGCATCGGAAGTATCCTTAGTCAGGTAGAACAACAGACCATCATCACGACGATGACCCAAAAACGCTACTTGTGTTGGGATGATACCACCCAAGTCAGTCAGTACGTAACAGTTACATGCCTTTTGGTGAAACTCTTCGGCAGTTTGGAAGCGCATGGATAGTCTCCTTAGTTGTAGTATTCGGGGACAAACGAAAGAACAGGATACATATGCTCTTCTGGTTTTGTCGTTGCAGCAAACTTGTGCTCAAGGTCCAGCTTTGCAGAGTCTAGTCCACGAAGGACACCAAGTGTCGTATAGAATACCTTGTGAATGGTATCCTTGTTACGAAGCCAAGCATTGCTCAGTGGACGATATTCCATACCATATTTCTTGGGACGGAAAGAACCGGGAGCACCATAGAGAGTACGACGAAGGTTATCATCATCCCAAGACTTGGAAAGACCCAGCAAATACTTATCCAACTGCTGGGCAACAAGACAACAATCGGCAATGTGTCCTTTGTAATTGGGGTCTGCATAGTTACCCTCACTAAGCCAAGAGATGTGGACGTGACCACTACCAGTACGAAATGGTTCTGTCGTCTGTGGCCGTGGGTTTGCTTGTCCTTCTTTGTAGGCATTGAAGTCAGGTTCACAACCCAATTCGAGAGTATGGGCAGGCAGACTATCAAAGTAACGCTTGTCAAACCTTGCCGTAGGAGTTGGAACCAATGATGCATTGGGGTTCTTGCGTATGATCATATCCTTCATTTGTCCGACAACAGAGGTAATGTTCGTAAAGAACTGCTCGAAGTTATCGGTAGGATCGATGTTGAACTCTGCAGCCACACCATCTACCTGCACTGCACCATTACGTACGGCATAGGGCCTAGCTTTTGTTCCGGGGATAAGAGGACCATCCCGTGTTTCGGCAGAGATGAATTGACCAGTCGTACGATCCTTGAGAAACAGTTCAGGATCGGCACCAAACTTGAATGCTGTTGTCATGCGTTAACTCCTTCTTGTTTGACAATATCCTCTAGGTTATCTTTACTGAACCCATAGGACTCTAGGTTTTCTGATTCTACACAATCAGTGCAGATGTATTCTTTTGTAAAGTGCAAAGCTGGCAAACCCTTGCTGTCAAGATTACAACTGATGTTACCACATACTGCACATGGCTTGTTTAGCTCTTTGAGAAGATCGCTTTCCGACACAATTCGATTACCGACCTTGTAGAAATCTTCCTCTTTGGGGGACTGATTGTTCTGCTTACCTTTGTCTTTGGTATGCGGCTGTCTTCGTCCGTTCTTCCAGTGTTCTGTGTCGTTGTAGTTCCAGTGTTGGGAACGAAAGGAAGCTTGTTGCTGCCCATAGGTATAATACGTGGTGACAGGGGGCGAATAGTAGTTGGGTTGAACTATAATACGCTGATCACCATAGGCATTTGGATCAATGGTAATCAGTGCATGAGGTGGTACTGGTTCAATCTCATAATCCTTAAGGTCATTTGCACGATCTAAAGCTGCTGTCAAGAAACCCCTTTCAGATGCCCACCAAAGCTTGGATGTTTGTTTGTGTCTGGCAATGAACAGGGTACGAGAATGATTACGAATAAGACGGATACAATCATCGCGCCTATCGTACCACTGAAGGGCATAGGCCATGGATGTAGAATCCTTGTACACACTCTCCAAAGTTTCTTTGATGCCCTTGTCAGGAGCCTTGCTATTGGAATCTAGCAGGTTGTAGAAAGCTTCACTATCAGTCTCGTACTTGTCACTGTCTTTAAACTTGCCGGTGATTGTACCGTTGTGCATACCAAGAAGACTGTTGGTTTTGAATGGGTGGTTGTTGGCAACTTCAATCTTACCGACAGTGGCATGACGAGAATGACCCATAAGTGATTTGATACGATCCTCATTCATGAACTTGTGGAACTCTGGGGTAAAGATATAGGCCGATGATGGAAGCTCACTATGATCCCATTTGTAGTATGCCTTGTTCTTCTTGTCGAAGGTCATCACAGTACCACAACCATGAGCACCACGAAGGGTATTCATCATGAACAGTGTCTTCCAAATCGTCATGTCATTCTTGGTAACGAACATGCCAGTAAATCCGATAAGACCACACATTATTGAGTAACCTCCTTGAGGTAATTGGAGTATGTTTCAATTTGTCCTCTTGTTTCCAAGAAGGGCGTAAACTCAACAGACCACAACGTAGCCTTATTGGTATTCTTGCTGTACAAAATCTTCAAGACAACGAAGTCACAAGTCACCATCTTGCGTAAGTCGTTAACAAGGTCTTGAACAGGGATGGGGATAGCCGTAACGGGATTATAGATGAAGCCATTAACCCTTGAACGATGCCGCCAATTAATCTTGGACTTGTCTACTGCTACACCCTTGTCGTCATGAGCACGGAGGATTTTACGCTCCTTGTAGATGATTCCATGAGTGGTAGTCAGATGAATGCGATACTCACTTGACTTGGGTATATATTGACGATGGACAGTAGCGCCCCTGAAGCCATCATCATTTGGAAAGAGCGTCTGTTCTTCATCGGCATAGGAAGTGCTGTACCCAACACAGCCATCCAGATTACCTGCAACTGGTGGTGGAAGCATCTCGTTAAGTGCAGCTTGAGTGGCACCAACACGAATAGGTCGATTGATAACCTTCGTGTATTTGACTGGATTGTCTGGAAATTTTGGAAACTTGTCCTTGTACCCCCAATTGATGACTACATGACTGGCTGCCGGTACATAAGTACTTGGACGACCAATATCCACTCCGGGTGGCACTATGATGGAAAATTCTCCACGGCAGTTCAGAGCAACTTCCTTGAAAGAAGCACCAATCTTCTTGGGAAAGAAGTATACTTTATTCTTCATCATTGCTTGCGTTCTCCAAGTCCGTAGCGATCAATGACATCAAAGAAATATGTCTCTGTCGGTTCATGACCATATTCTGGATGAGGTTGGAAGCATAGACACCTCGTCTCTTCGTAGAAACATACCTCTACTTCCTTGTCGTCAATATCCGGGACAACTTGCCTATCTGATTCTGCGCCTTCGTAGTATGTAGATTCCTTTGCCGTTGCAATAATAGTTGCATCATGGGTAGGCTTCATGACTTGGTGGTGGGTACTGGTTACTTCCAGAGGTTCATCCAAATCGGCATCGTCAATCTGGTGGTTACCAGTATGTCCATCTGCATGTTGCCACATTGATCCACCACTTAGAGCGTTAAGTAGCTGACCACCACGACAAATACCAGCCATGTCAATACCCAACTTACGACATGATTCAAAGATTTTTACCTCTTCTTCATCTCTCTGTGGACTTGCATAGGTCTTGCGATTACGTTGCTCATTATACAGATTGGGGGAAATGTCTGCCCCACCAGTAAAGACCACAAGACTTGCATTATTCATATGATTGACGACTAGCCACTTTCGCTTACGGAAGATGTCCTTAACTGAGCTACCAGTATATTTTCCAACTACATATACTGCTTTCATTGCATTTCCTTTGCCACTTGTTCAAAATTACCAAGAAAGTTACACAAGTCTTCATGTGTGTAGTCCTTGCTCTGTTCCTTGAGTTTTTCGTACTTGTCGATAAAGAATGTCTTCATCTTGACCCCCTTCTTGACCCTTGGTAGTTTACTCATTACGATCATGGGAAGCTTAGAACCCCCAAGGATATAATCATCAACACCTTGGTAACTTTGACTTGTACTCATCGGCTTGTGTTCCATATCCCACTCACCATGGTCTGGATTGAAGAACCTACCTGCTGCAATCTTCTTGGTGCGCCAACCACCAGCAGACAGAATAAAGCCATGACTAATACCTGTATGCTGCCCCTTGACATTAAAGAAGTGAGCAAGGAAGAATACAAGACTTGGGTCATAGCCCAGACCCGTATACTTGACCCAGAATGGCAGGACAGAAGAACGGTGTTCATAACAGGTACGAGTGCCCTTCAAGAAGGCATTCATGACGTACATGTTAATCTTGTTAGTAGTACACAAGAAGCCAACAATACGGCCATTGTCCTTTCGGATTATGTGGAAGTCGTCACCAAGATAGTGAATCATTGAGCGAAAGACGGACCTTGGTCCAAAGTACCATTCAAGAAAGTCCTGTGCTCCGGGCTGATTATAACCTGAGACAACACAACCGAATGCATTCGCCTTTCGGTAGGTCGTTGAAGTCATGTTAGCAGTGCAAGACGTACCTACATTTGTATTTACTGCAGTCTTTGTGGCACTAACCAGAAGCATTGTTGTATGCGGGTCACCACTTTCTTGCATGAACTTGACAAGTTCCTTGTAGTTGTCATGCTCGGTGAAGGATTCTTTACTCATAGAGAGCCTCATATTTTGTGTCGATTTGTTGTCGAATTGGTTGCAGTTTAGTCCATACCTCACTGTACATACCGAATCTTCCACTTGGGTGTTCCGCCAAGAGATATGAACCTGTCGTCGTATATCCACAAACAGTTACAATTTCTCCTTTGCGTATTATTTTACCCAATTTAGGATATACGTCATACTCACATCGAAACTTATCACCAATTTTGTGCTTCATTCATACAGCCCTTCATACTCTTTGTCGATTTTGACTGATTATTCGACGGGTTTCCAAAAACTACGAATACATCCATAATCACGACTTTTTTCATCCTTAACAATAAAGTCATTAGAACTATTAACCCTTGTAATTATGGTACGGTAACCTTTCACTATGCCCCTATGAACAACATCACTATTACTAATCCTTTCTACAACCATACCTACTTTTGGTGTCCAACTCATATTCTCGCCTTTTCGTCTAGTGATGGATGGATATAGCGCAAGTATTCCCCACGATTAGCTGCAGGAATACGTTCATTGCCGTGTTCAATCATGTAGTCAAAGACCTTGGCAACACATGACTGTCTGTATGGGCTTGTCTGCGATGGGGCACTATTGATTTCCAGACAATAGCATTGTCCATCTGGACCAACCATTACATCTACCCCACCAAAGTCAAGGGCAGTCATATTGAATACACGACAGGCAAGGTCCACTACATTCAATGGCCATTCGCCCCAACGTACATTGTCGAAACGACCACCACGGGCTACATTCCATGCAATGTCTTGAGGATTACCGGGAGTCTTGCAAGCTACCCATACTACACGACCATTGGCCACAAAGACACGGTATTCTGCAATCTTTGGAATGAACTCACTGATGTAGTATGGTCCATTTATTCGTCTTGTGGCGTCCATTACTTGTCCGATGTTGTCGCACTTGTAAAGGCTACGACCTTGGGCATGACGCTGAGGACGTATGATGAACGAGAGCGGTGCTCCGATGACAGGAACATTCATGTCTAGTTCATGATAATCAAGCCACGTCCTTGGAGCCATACCGGCATCGGCAAAGTCCTTACGAGATTGGCGCTTGTCATTGACGTAGTGGATAGCTTCCGCACGGTTGAATGTACGACGGGCACGAGCATTGCCTGTGCAACCCCAACGGAACAAGACATCTATGTCATTGGGGATTGGGTCCCGGTCAAGTAGGACAACCTGTGTGGGATTGTTCATGTTGTCACGAATGTTTTCAGTGCTTGTCTTGCCGAGCTTACGGCGTCTCAGAATGATGTTAGTCATGTATACAACTCCTCATACTTCTTGTCAATCATTGGCTTAGGTTCCTTGACCAATTCAAATCTGTGGGCATAGACCCTACAATCAGAATTTGGCTTGAATTGAATGAGAGCATATAGTTCAGGATTAACCCAATGATCAGGTGCAGGGTCAACACCAAGAACTGTATAGATTTCACCAAGCACTGGTGCATTTTCTGGTAGCCCAGTTCCTCCGGGCTTTATGCACCGTATTCTGTCTCCAACTTTAAACATATAGGTCCTCATAGTCTTTGTCCACTTGAAGGACAGGGTTGATGATTGTTATTTCTTTTTCCAGAATGCAAAGGGACCTTGATTCAACCACTGATAAAATTCGTTCTGGAGTGGGACTGGTCAGCCTAACTAGTGTATAGCCACGACCTATTTTGGTACGATGCCCTACTATAACTCCAAACAATTTGTTTCTAAGCATTTCTAGACGATAGATTCCATTTATTGCCACACGAGTCCCAATAGGGAATTTTTCTTCCAGCGTCATACGACCTCCTGTATATACCAAAGGGGAATACTGTAGGTAATTACCTATTGTATAGAGAACTTAATTAAGATCAATTACTGATAGTTAATACATACTACATAGGTATAAATCCTTATAGTTAATACATATACCTATAGTATATACCTATAGTTATATAGGGTAGCACATATTTCCTGGATTGTCAAGCCTCTTAAGTATACAAATCTTCATATTTCTTGTCCACCTTTTCGACAGGGTTAAAGACAGAATTGAAATAACAACCATTATATCTTGACCAAGCACTCTTAAGATATTGAGAACCGTTATCTATATATGGTTGATAGGTATATTTATTCCCCCCAAGGAGTTTAACCGCTGTGTATCTAAGCTTTTGTGTTTTTTGCATTACGAATTTATAATCTGGCATGTGGTCTATGATGAACAACGTGCCAATGGGGTATTTAGGATCATCAGGATTAACCATAGGTCTATTCTCCTTCTCAATAGGCCCTAGAAGGCTCTAGAATGGCTCAGGACGAGCGTTAAGGGGTTCTCAGGTCCTACCCTACCTGAAGAGGTATAACGACACTGTACGGTCAACTATAGAGGCTTTCATATTTAGGGTCAACTAGGGTAGTTTTAGGCTTGACTTTTGTAATGTTGTAATCGGGGTTGTTAAAGAGAACACTATAGTCATTTTCCTTACCTCTAAGTATGGGTTCTTTTAACATACGGAAAGTAAGTGCATTACTGCTAGGTCTTGTATACAGTCTAGAACAAAAGGCTGCTACTATTTTGTTATGAAATACTAAACGAACCTCAGCCCGAATAAGAAACAAATCCCCGTGATAGACAGGGTTATCGTCTGAATCTACACAAACTTGCTTACCAATACGGTATGGATCATGAAAGTTATCCCACTCTTCATCATTCCATGCACAAGGATAGCCTTTGAATTCCCTCATTTCACTACCCTCAAGTCCGGCTTGGGAAGAAGTCCTACCCTGTTGTCATTGGCGATGACAGGACGGAACAGATGTTCGGCAGTATCGGGCATGATCATCAAGGCATAACCCTTTACTCTTGGAAGGGTACGTAGCCTTATGCGGGTGCTTTTGTTGATGATGTTCACGGCTTGACTCCGTTGGTTCTATAGACAAGACCGCATCCATAGCTAGGGGTATTTCCGTTTATGTCTTCATTAAGATAAAACCCCTGCTTTTTATAGTAGTTCAGTAGTCTATAAAAGTCTGGTGGATTTTGACCATATGGGGCGCAAGTCAGTCTTACTTCTTTTATCCCCATCTTCTTGGCGAACTTCTTGACCGCCAAAAGGACATACTTGGCGTAAGACTTACCCCTATGTTCTACGTCCGTGTTCAGGGAACAAAGTGTAGCATCTTTGTGGCGGGGGTTATAAATCAAGCGGCAACGGCTGTATCTATACTGTATTTTCATGTATACAATCCTTTTCTACAAGACTTACTCATCAAATTGTCCTTGTTCTACTTCAATACGGATACAAGCTTTTCGATCACCGTCTGCCCATTTATCTGCTTCTTGTTTCGTGTCATGTGATCCACCGACATAGAGAGTGTCCTCCACATTATTATATACGTTCAGCCACACAACTTGCTTTGGCCGCACTAGGTCAAGATTGCTTGTATGATTACCCGGATACCATCTACCATTTGGGTAGTAGTCTATTCCAGACCACTCATACCCCGCCTTTCTCTTGCAAAAAATACGCTCTTCGGTTACTTCAAATACATATACTTCTTGACCGCTACGTGTCTTGTACGTCTTTCCAGCTTCAAATGGGGTATTATTCATAACGTGAATACTCCTTCATGTTGACATGACCATCCTTGGCACGGAAGTAGTTGTCATGTATCGGACGGATTGCGTTTGATGAC